CCTTATGACCTAGCGGGGGGTTTTTAAAAAAACAGCAAAACGCCCCCGCCCCCCCCATATCAAACAAGCCAATAATATAAGCCGTCATTCTGCACAACCTTATGATTTATAAGCTCTTTTAAACCATCACGCAATGGTCTGTCTGGTTTTTTTGCGGTGATAAAATCGTAAGCATGGGGGCGTAATTGCTCCAAAGTCAAAACGCACTTGTCCGCCCCATCGATGGTTAGCCCCGCCCCCAAATTTTGATGTGTTTCTAAAGCCTGATTAAATCCTTCGAGTACCTGTTTTGCAATTTTACCCAACTCATTTTTAGCAATGGCATCACCAATTAAAAGCAAATTAACACTGGTTAATTGCGCGTCTTCGTCTTCGTCATAAAAAACATCACCAATCAACTCAACTTCGTTAATACCAAATTGATGCGGTTTTATTTTTTTACCGTCTTTTAGTTTGGTGCATGAAATGGTCGAAACAAAATCACTATCTTTTGTTACGCAAAATTCGCCATCGTGAGCTGCTTTTAACGCACTACTACCCCTTACCCTGTCTTTATCACCGTGACCGCTATGATGAACCGTAATGACCGCGCAATTGTACTTTTTACAAAGATACTCGATACCCTTAACGTATATAGCTACATCTGATGCCTTGCTTTCATCTCCTGTAAAGTTCCTCGCTAACGTGTCGATAAATATCGCAACGGGATTAACACTTTTTTCGCAAATCAAATCTATTTGCCTTATCACGTCTTCTACCTCGTTTTCTTTGAAAAAATCAAATGATTTTTTGCTAAAATGGATGTTGTTGTTAGGTTTTGAGTCATATTTTTGCATAATGGCTTGCATTCGCATTGCAAGCCCCATCTGCCCCTCTCCAGCAATGTAAATAACACTCCCTTGTTGCTTACACTTTGAAAACTCCCAATCTTGACCGCGTGAAATACTGTAAGCCCAATCGAGCGCAAACAATGATTTTCCCGCGCCACTTTCACCAAAAAGAATGTTGATTGATTGACGCGCCAAAATACTTTTTAAAATCCATTCTGGCTTGACTAAGTTTTTCATCATGTCAGAAAAACATAAAAAATCCGTTTCAGGTCTAACATTAAAAATTGATTTTACCGCGCCTAATCCTTGCTCTTTGTGTAAATCGTTAAAATCAGTGCTTTTGTTATTTAAAATCGGTGGCACAAAAATGTTTTCTTTTTTAATTCCTTCGCACTTTTGCGCCCCTTTGATACCTGCCCCGCTTTTGTCATTATCAGCCGCTATCTTGATATTGCAATGCGCTTTGAAATTATCATAAACCGCCGATAAATTTGACGCGCTAAACGCCACAATAACAGGTAAATCCGTTGCTAAATTAACTGAATAACCCGTTGCTAAACCTTCGCACAACAAAGCATCTTTGCCTATTTCTATTTGACCAATAACAAAACAACCTCCTTTAATTTTCCCACCAGTTAAAAACTGTTTATTACCATCGTGAGTTATGAACTGCAACGATTGAATGTTTTGGTCTTTGTCGTACACTGGAATAATTAGCCGATTATCAGCATCAATTCTAAAATCTCCAGCTGGTGCAATGCCTTTTTTGTCAAAATAAGCGTGCTTATCACACGGTAAAGCGTTTTCCCATATCGCAGCAGCTTCAATAGCAGCGCGTTTATATTCTGCGTTGCGTTCATTTTCTGCTTTTGTTCGCGCAATCCAACGCTGTTCATCACGTTGCATCTTTTGTTCATCAGTTAGCTTTTCAGTTTCACCACCCAAAAACCAGTCATGTTTTTCACCTGTCAACCAATCGCCAAATGACGCGCCTTTGCCATCATCAAACGGATAAACCCAGCCAGTTTTATCTTTTGGTTTTGTAGTTACAAACCGTGTAACCACGCCATAAACAGGGAATGATTCAATTAAAAAACCATGCTCGCGCATTGCATCAAATAAATTATCGTGCATTTTGCGCTTCCAAGTAGTCAGATAAACGCTTTACAACTTCATAATTCACGCGCATTTTTTGATTTACTGTTTTCCACAACAAACCGTATTTAATACCTGATTCATTACTTACAACTCGTAAATTCATTGGTTTTAATCGTTCCTGCACCTGCTCTAATGTCAACATATCCAATTCTCCATAGTTATTTTGGTAGGCGCATAATATAGTATTTTCACTATAATAAAAATTTATTTTTTTAAAATAGAAAATATTTGTTTACTTTTCAATTTTTGAGCGTATAATTTTTAACCGTAGGAAATTACCTGCACAATTTAACCAATGGAGTAAATCATGTTAAACACAATTTCAAAACCAGTTGACAAGTTCAAACTGTTCACAATTTACGGTGGTGCTGGTATTGGAAAAACAAACCTTGCAGCGACATTTCCAAAACCAATCTTTATTCGTTTTGAAGATGGTATGCAGTCAATTCCAAATTCAAACCGCCCTGACGCTTTTCCAGTGTGTAATTCATTTAATGACTCAGTTTCACAACTAATGGCATTAATTAGTGAAGAACACGACTACAAAACGCTAGTCATCGACAGCATCACGAAAGCTGAACGTATTTTTATTGAAGAGATTGTACAAGGTAGCTCTAAAAGTGGCACAAACCAATTCGACAATAAAGCATTGGCTAAGGCAGGCGGCGGTTACGGTGCGGGTTATCAAATTCTAAGCAACTATCACCAGCGCATTCGTAACGCTTGCGGAATTTTGGTTGAAAAGAAAAACATTAATATCGTGTTTATCGGTCATGCAGAAATTGAAACAATCGACCTGCCAGATGCACCAGCGCATAACCGTTTCGGATTAAAAATGAACAAGCAGTCATTGGCGCATTATGTAGATGATGTTGACTTAGTTGGATTCTTACGTCTAGAAACCTTTGTCATGACAGACGACAACAAGAAATCAAAAGCACGCTCCAGTGGAGAACGTATTTTGCAATGCACTAGCGCAGCATCGAGTATCAGTAAAAACCGCATGGGCATCGCGGACGATATTGCCGTGCAATTCGGCATCAATCCTTTATCACAATTTTTAAATAACATCGGAGAGTAAAAATGAGTTTTTTTAAATTAAGCACTGGCGAAACAGTAAAAAGCACGGGTGAAGTAGAACAGGGTAATTTTGAGTTAATTCCAGACAATACAACGTGTGAAGCAATTATCACAGAGTGCGGTTGGACTAGCTACGAAGGAAAAAGCCACATTAACACTAAGTGGCAAGTAACAAAGCCATCGCAATACGCAAATCGCATCGTCTTTAAAAAAATCTATTTAATGGAAACAGATAGCAAAAAGTTAGACAGTGCAATTAAACTTTTTGCGGCGATTGACAAAAATGCAACGGGAGGTAAGTTAGTTGCAAGTGGCAACAAGCCAGATAACGCAGCATTGTTTGCATTATTAAACAAACCAATGCTGATTAAAGTCACAGTGTGGAACAAGGACGGAAAGACGGGTAACACTATTAGCGCGGTAAAACCACGTTCACAGCAAGCGGCACCCGTAGCACAACCTGCACCAGTAGTTGAACAACCAGACTTCGATATTCCTTTTTGATGTAATTTAACGGACTTTAACGTACAAGGATTGTGCATTTACTTAACTTTTTAGGAATACAAAAATGGCAAATACAACAGAATTACAACAGGGCAGCGACGATTGGTTTAACGCTCGTATCGGTCGTGTAACGGCTTCAAATGTCGGTGCTATTTTAGGGATTTCACCATTTCGCAAGCGTCAAGATGTTGTGCGTGCAATGGTTCGTGAATGGCATGGCGCATTGAGTGAGTTCGATGGAAATGTTGCAACTGAATATGGAAACATGAATGAACATTTAGCTCGTACTGATTACCAACTCAAAACTGGAAACATTGTTGAAACAACAGGATTTCACACGCATGATTTATGGTTAGGTGCAAGCCCAGACGGTTTTATTGAGGATGGAATTGTTGAGTTTAAATGCCCTTATTCATTGCGTAACGGAGGTGATTTCAAATCAATCTTTGACCAGCAACACTATTACGCACAAGTACAAATCCAAATGTATGTTACTAAAACACCGTTATGTGATTTTGTTCAATGGCATAAAGATGACATGATGATTGAAACTGTGCAATTTGATAAAGGCTACATTGATGAAATCATGCCAAAACTACGCGCATTTTATGATGAATTCCTCGAAGAGTTACACAATCCAGCTCATTTAAAATCACGTCATGATGATGTTAAAGATGAAGCAGTAAATTTACTTGTTGAGCAATATTTAAGCGTTAAATCACAAATCAAAGAATTGAATGAATGCTCCGAATTACTACTAAAGCAAATCATTGAAGAATGTGGCGAAAATGAATCAACCATTGGTGAACACAAACTAACGCGCGTTAATCGCAAGTCAATTGGTTATGCAAAAGCAGTTAAGGATTTACTACCCGATGCTGACTTATCGGCGTATGAATCAACAACAAGTTACTGGACTTTGAAATAATGTTTGTTGAAATCGAAACCAAATCAGAAGAATTATTGCTGATTAACAGTGAGCAAGTGTCATTCATTCGTGTTGGTTTAGATTCGAAAGGTTTACCTCGCGCTATTGTGTTTTTTAGCGCGGGCGAACCACTTGAATTATCGACACAAGACGGACACCCAAACCAAATGCGTAGTTTGGTGGAATTCGATAACGCACTGGAATTATTGACCGATAAGCAAGGCAGGTTTTAAATGAAAAAAGAAATAGTGAAAGATTCAAAAGGAAAACCGATTGTTTGCGCTAAAAACGCTGTAATTCTTGGTTACTGGTGGGTTTTTAACAATCAAAGAAAAAGATTTAAAGAAGATGTTATGATGTTTTTTGAGGTATTTTTATCTTTTTTAGCGTTATTGGCAGTTGGTTTATTTTATCCATTTATGCCATTTATTCGCGCTTTTGTAATTTGGAATCAAGCAAAAAAAGACGTTGAACGCGAAGGCGGTTTTGATGATTAACCCACGCTACTATCAACAAGAAAGCCACGACAGCGTTATTTCGTGGGTAAAATCAACTGCTGAATCGTGCGTTATTGAATTGCCGACAGGCGCAGGTAAAAGCGTAGTTGTTGCCATGATTGCAAACACGCTGAATCAAATTAGCAAAGGCAAACACGTTTTGTGCATCGTTCCCAAAAAAGAATTAGTTGAACAAAATGCAGAAAAACTACGTTTGGTTGGCGGCAAATGCTCGATGTTTAGCGCAAGCGTTGGCGAAACGTGCTTAAAACACGCGCTTGTGGTTGGTACACCTGTTAGCATTAAAAACCAGATACACCGATTCGGTGCTAAGTTTTGCGCTGTGATTATTGATGAATGTCACCAGATTACGCCAACGGTAAAAACAATCATCGAATCATTGCGTGAACACAATCCTAATTTGCGTGTTATTGGTTTATCAGCTACCCCGTACCGTTTAGGCAGTGGTTTTGTGTACGGTATTGATGCAAACGGTAAGGTGCTAGATGATACGCAAGCGAAAGAGCCTTATTTTAAGCGGCTAGTTTATCGTTTAGAAGCTCGTGAATTGATTGAGCAAGGTTTTCTATCAAATCCAGTCATCGGCGCAACCAACGCGCATTATGATACCAGCGGATTGACACTAAATAGAACGGGTAATTTTGACAGCGCAACCGTTGATAAAGCTTTTATTGGCAAAGGTCGTTTAACATCAAGTATCGTTGCTGATATTGTTGAAAAGTCGCAAGGTCGCAAAGGTGTAATGATATTTGCCGCAACGATTCAGCACGCGCATGAGGTCATGGAATCATTACCGCGTGGATTATCGCAAATCGTAACAGGTGAAACACCAGCGAATGAACGAGCTGAAATTTTAGTAATGTTCAAAAGTGGTGGGATTAAATATCTTGTGAATGTTTCTGTATTGACTACAGGTTTTGATGCCCCTAATTGCGACACTATAGCTATTTTACGCGCCACTGAAAGCGTGTCATTGCTTCAACAGATTATCGGGCGTGGTTTGCGTATTTGTGACGGTAAAAGCGACTGCTTAGTTTTGGATTATGCTGAAAACATCGAAAGGCACTGCCCCGATGGTGACGTGTTTAATCCTGAAATCAAAGCAAGCGGTGGTGGTGAAGTAGGTGTACCAGTCAAGGCAAAATGCCCTAGTTGTAATGGTGTTAATGAGTTTTCAAAACGCCGTGACGTTGACGCAGAACAACCAATTGATGATAACGGTTATTTGTTGGATTTAGAAGGTAACAGAATCGAAGTTGAAGGCTTAGGCGCAATGCCAGCGCATTATGGCAGGCGTTGTACTTTTACAGTTGTGAATCATGGTGTGATTGATAGATGTTCGTATCGCTGGACGTTTAAAGAATGCCTTGAATGCAACCATGAAAATGATATAGCGGCGCGTTACTGTGCGAACTGTAAAACCGAATTGATTGACCCCAATGACAAGCTAAAACTTGAACACGCGCAAATCAAAGATGCAGCGGTTTTACAAACAGAAGAATGTTTAGATGTTCAAGTTACACCGACACTAAGCAAAGCAGGTAATGAATGCTTAAAAGTGAAATTCACAACACCTACGCGCTCGTTTTTGGTGTGGTTTAATAAGTCAACGCCAAAACAAATGTGCTTGCAAATAGAGTTTGAATTGGCACAAAACTTGAGTATCAAAACGGTGACATACCAGAAAGATAAAACAGGTTTTTTTAAAATTTACGGTTACAACAAAGAGGTTTTGGTGTAAAATGTGTTTTGTGGTGTGACAGCCCTTAAATAAGAAATTAAACAAAACCAATTTAGCGAAGCGTGCGGCTCATTTCTTAGCCACTGTCACCATGCCAGCAGATTGGTTTTTTTTATGCGAGAAATAAAATGAGTAAAGCAATTGCAATCGTTACTGCAAAACGTAACAAACCAACAACCACATCGTTAATAGTTGCTGAAAGCTGTGGCGTTCAACACAAAAACACAATCGCGTTAATCCGTAAGTATCAAGCCGATTTTGAAACATTTGCACCACTCGCGTTTGAAACGCTTGTGGTAAAACGTAAGCAGGGCGGAGGTGAAGCAACAGAATATGCGGTTTTGAATGAATCGCAAGCAACGTACTTGATTACACTATTCAAAAACACTGAAATAGTAAGGGCGTTTAAATTGCGCCTTGTTCAAGAATTTGCAATTATGCGCGAATCTTTGAGCAATCCAACACGCAATAAAATCATTCAAGACAAACGCGATTCGCATTCATTTATGACTGACAGCTTAATGTTGCATCGCGATTTATTAGGCATTGAAACAAAAGGCTATCATTATGCGAATGAGAACCTTATTTGCAATTTGGCTTTATGTGGCGAATCAAGACCAATTGAAGAAAGTGAGCTTGATAATTACGATGCGTTGTTGTTGCGTAAAATACGCGAAAGAAACGCGCTTTTAATCCAACGTAACATTGATTTTGATGCACGAAAAGAATTGCTGGTTGAGTTTGCTAATCAGTATCGAACCAAAAAACCACGCTTGCAATTGGTTTAGTTTTTAAACGCACAAGGACGTGCAAAACTGGAATTATTTATGATAACACAACAAGAAACACGGTTAAAAAAGGCAATTGATAAACTCGATGGTCGGCAATCAAACGATGTTGTTATGGCGTTGAAAAATGCCGATATAGCTCGTTTAGTCAAAGGTTGCATAATCAATGCAGTAATCAAACAATTAGCCAAAAACAATCAGATAAAAGAGTTAAAAAAGCATTGATTGAATTGGCTCGTCATTCAAACACAATCGAAGGCGTAGATTTTATGTTTAATACTGGATTCGGAGAAAATTATGAAACTACCCCCTGAAATAAAGTTATTCGGCACACCAGATAAAGCAGACACAGCAAGCGAATCACAACACGCTATGACATTCTTTGCAAAGCTACGCCGTGAATATCCCGAATATGGCGCGATTGCAACGCACGTTAGAAATGAAGGGAAACGGTCAAATATGCAGATTCAAAAGCAGAAAGCTGAGGGCTTAACAACTGGTGTTTCTGACATAATCATTCCATGTAACCCGCCTTTTGTATGTGAATTAAAGTCACGAAGTCCACGCGCTACCATTTCACAAGAACAAATTGAATATCTTTTACAAGCTCAAAAGCTAGGCGCGTTCGCGTGTGTAGCGATTGGATATCAAGGCGCGATTGAAGCATTTAAAAAATGTTATTGCATTCAGTGAACATATAATATATATTATTAACCACTGGAGAGCAGTTATTTAAATGTAGAATCTATGCGGGATATTACAAACGGTTGCTTTCCAGTATTTCACTTAACTTTATTTAGGAATAAAACAATGGCAAACGAAATCATTAACGAACTAATTAAAAGCGGTGCAATTATGATAGGTTCATTTTTTGCACAAATGCAAGCAGATTATCCAAGACTTTACGAAGTATCAAAACAGCTAAAAAAAGAAATTACAGATAGAACTCAAGAAAAATACATCAATGGCATTCATAACGAAAAAACGTGTGATTGCGTTGACTGTGTAGATGCAAGAGAAATGAGTCAATCATTTCGCTGGGCGTAAAATTTAATAGCACTCCTCTCGAACCGCACACGCGGTTCATTTTTTTACAGGTGACTTATGAAAGATTGGATTCCTTTTTTGTGGGCTTGCGTTGATGTTTTGGCTGGATTTACTTTTGTTTTGTACTTGGTTGTTATGGATGAATTGGAAGATAAAAAATGGCAGCGGTAACAGCGGCATTGTGCTTTGCGTTGGTTTCATACCGTGAAGCACGCAGCGAGCCAATAGCAGCGCAAATTGCCACAATGCAAATACTGAAAAACCGTTCAAAGCTAAACCGAGAAAAACCATGCAAAGAATTAGCAAAACACAGGCAGTTTGCATGGACATCAAAGTATAAAATCACACATCCTAAAACAATTGGCGAAAAGGATAAAAGCGCATGGCAACTATCACAGTCGCTGTCAAAATCACTCGAAAAGGTAAGTGTAAAGGGCATAAAACCAAATTACGTTTATTTCAACACGTTAAAGTTAGGCAAGAGATACAAGACGAAAACCACGCCGATAAAGCTAGGCGGGTTACTATTTTATTAAAAACCTAGATAGCGGGTGACGTTTAAAACGTCGTGGCTATACAGCTCAAGGCAGCAAGTGAGTTGCATTAGAATAACACTGCCAGCAAGGGCGCGGTTTTTTGTCGTTTAGAACTCTTTTTCGATTATCCTACCGCGTGACCTTGCATCTTAATTACTTCAATTTAATTACTTCAATTATGTATAAATGCCCAATTTGCAAACACAGTAGAACGCATAAACTCCACACTGATAAATGCTCAAAATTAGCGCGTGAAACGCTTGAACCAACAACACCAGAACCTAAGACAGACTGGAGCGCATTGCCAACAAATGACAATGTAAAATTTAGAAAAACATTAAGCAGGTTTTAAACAATGACAAAAGCAAAAATAATAGCTGATTCAATCAGTGAAAGTGGTATCAGAATTACAACTTTAGAATTGGAATTCCCAAGATTCCTGCTTTCGCAGTTCAATACGCACAGACAGTTCTCGCGGTCAGCACAATCAAGCCGTGCAGTTCCTGTGCAAAAGATGATTGATGCAATAAAAAATTATGATTCACGCCCGAAATTCATGAAAAATGAAAGCGGTATGCAATCCAATGAACCATTGAAATCATGGGAATTTCATCATGCCAGCGTTTGCTGGAATGAAGCAAAAGAAAAAGCAATCAATGCCGCGTCCGCTTTATTGGATTGCAATGTCCACAAACAATTTGCAAATAGACTTCTCGAACCATTTGCAACGGTTAAAGTCGTTGTAACTGCGACAGAATGGGATAATTTCTTTGCATTGCGATTGCACCATGCTGCACAACCTGAAATGCAGGAATTGGCGCAAGCAATGCGAGATGCAATTGATGAATCTGTGCCTGAAATGATAATTGGTTCATGGCACTTGCCTTATGTTGATTACGATACGATTGACTTAAAAGGATTAACGGATTGCGGTGACGAAGCACTAGAGTTGTGCAAGCTAATCAGCGCGGCACGTTGCGCTCGTGTTTCGTATTTGAATCATGACAATTCAACGCCTGACATTCAGAAAGATTTAGAACTCGCTCAACGGTTGCTTGCTGATAAGCACCTTTCTCCATTTGAGCATCAGGCGAGACCAATGAATGTAGCTCACGCCGAATATCATACTTTTGGCAGCAATGGATTTATTGACGGCGCAACGCATCTTGATAAGGATTTAAATTTTTGGTCAGGAAACTTTAAGTCATGGATTCAACATCGTCAATTGGTGGATTTATGATTTTTTTATATATTGGTATTGCTGGTGCAATTTGTTTTTTGTTTATGGTTTATGCAGTTCGTGAACATACCAACTGCAAACACACCAATTTTGTAGAGTATCGAAGCAGAAAGAAAAAGGTTTGTATTGATTGCGGTTTTGAGGTGGGATGTGCTTGGTATTAACAATTATTTAGTGCGTATGAATGTTAGGCGTGAAACACCGCCTATTGCATTTGTTGACGATGATTTAAGTGTGATTACTTATCGCAATAATAAACACGCAAAATTAACTCAGGTAGGATTAGTTGCTAGAAAATACGGCTATCAAAAAAAACTACAAAATGAACGTGAAAGATATTACGCAAACAAAGAAAAACGATTGCAGCAAATCAAACAATACCGCGCCAAAAATCCAGAAAAGGTCAAAGAATGGAGAGATAAAAACAACAAAAGAAACAAAGGGTATCAAAGCGAATGGCGAAAGAAAAACACCAAAAAATGCGCGCAGTACACTTACAAATACCGTAATAAAAAACTTGCTGCAATGACACCAGAACAGCAAAAAGAGTACAAAAAACAGCAATACCAGAAAAACCGTGAGCGCATGATTGAAAAGCATGGCTTAGAAGGATGGAGAAAAATCTGCAATGAACGAACTAAAATATCAAGGGAGAAAAAACGTGATAAAAATAGCAAAAGTTAGAGACGGCGCGAAAATTCCAAAATTTCAAACACAAGGGGCTGCAGGTGTGGATTTGCACGCCTGTATTACTCACTCAAAGATTATCGCGCCAGATGAATGCGTGTTAATTCCAACAGGTTTAGCAATGGCAATTCCCACAGGTTGGACAGGTTTAATTGCACCACGAAGCGGTTTAGGTCATAAACACGGTATTGTTTTAGGTAATTTAGTCGGTGTTATTGATTCTGATTTTCGTGGTGAAATTCAAGTATCTTTATGGAATCGCAGCAGCGAAGTATATAAAGTCAACCCAGACGATAGAATTGCTCAAATGCTATTTTTACCTTTAGCGCGCGTTGATTCATTTAGCGAGGTTGATTCACTCAATAATGATACAGACCGCAACAGTGAAGGTTTCGGAACAACGGGATTATGAATCTAATAACGATTAGGGATTTCGCCAATGAAAAAGGCGTTAGTCCAATTAACATTTATAAGCTAGTGGCATCTCGAAAAATAGAATATGTTACAAAAATGGACGGAATTAAAAAACCGTTCCTTTTATACGACAAAAACGAACTTGAAAGAATGTTTTCAAAAAGGCGCGATAAACAACCGCCAAAACAAAAAGATAGGATAAATGTGAGTAAATTATGGTAAACATTGAAAAAGAAATTGCAATAGCATTACGAAGTAGCCAATTAACGGCAACACAACTAGCTGAACAAATTGGGGAAAATTACAAAACCGTTTATGGTTATTTAACAAAGATGCGTGAATCAAATTTAGTTGAAAAACTTGATGACAAGACGTATGTGTTGACTGATTTAGGAATAGTTCAATATCCAGTAGAGCCACAAAAAATAGACGCATTGCTGCCTAAAATTACGCCTAAAATTCAAGAAAAAACAAACTTGACAAGAATTACACGGAAAATAAATGATGCTAATGATGATATGGAAAAGTCTGCACATGATTTTTGTGAAGAATTAAAACCAGCAATTCAATCATTTAACGAACTATTCGAAACACGCGCAATAAAACCAATCAATGAAAAAACGGTTAATGAAATCAAGCGCACCGTAAATTACGACGCAACAACACCATCACACTATCAAGGAAAAACAATTCAAGTTTTTGATGTGTTGAATGAGTTTTTAACACCAGAAGCAAATCAAGGTTTCTACGTTGGAAACATTATCAAATATGTTGTGCGATTTAAGGGTAAAAACGGAAAAGAAGACTTACTGAAAGCAAGTGAGTATTTGAACAAGTTAATTGATTCGCTGTAAATTGAAAGCCATAAGTGTTATAATGCGCTTATGGTGTCGTTACCTAAAGTAAGATTTTAAACAAATCCGTTTCTGATTTATGCGTGGCTCAAATCTTAGCCATAACGACCGCATAAATTAGAGCGGATTTTTTTATTGAGTAAAAGTTTTATGGCAAATTTACCATCGCGCGAGTATTTACTCGAATGCTTTGATTATGATAAAGAAACAGACACGCTAACATGGCGCAAACGTCCTGCTGAACATTTTAAAAGTGCTAAGTCTTATCGGAAATTCAATACACAGTTTGCTAATAAAGAAATAAAAGAATCTATAACTATTGGAAAAATAAGAGCAAGGAAATCAAAAGTTATATTCAAAATAGTTAATGGTTTTGAACCGCCAAGAATGACGCACCAGAAAGGATTTATACAAAAACAGGGCAATTATATTCGCGGAATCTTCAAGTGTGAAAACAAGGTATTTCAAAAATCATTTAAAACAGAACCAGAAGCTAAAAACTGGGTAAAAGAAATGCGTATTAAATTTGAAAAAAATAGATTGCCGATTGTAAAAAATAAAAAAGTTTCAAAACATGGTTTTCACGGAGTTTATGTTATAAAAGGTATTTTTTATGCTCATATTGGATTTAATAAAGAGTATTATAGAATTAGATGTAATTCAGCAAAAGAAGCAAGTAACGCTTATCAATTGGCAAAACAACAAATAAAAGATGGTGTTTTTGTACCGCCTAAAAAGTTAATATCAAATACTGGATATAAAGGAGTTAAGGCTGTTTATGGAGGAAGATTTCAGGCAAGATACAAAGGGAAAAGCGCTGGCACATTCTACACAGCCGAAGAATCGCACGCGGCATATTTAAAAGCTAAAAACCATAAAACATTTGACGATGGTTTAGATATTTTGGCTAAACTAGCACAGCAATACGGATAATAAAAAACCCTCTTTCGAGGGCTTTTTTATTATGCAGCGCGTTTTAGTCGTGTATCAGTTCGCAACCCTTCAATTTCACTCACTAACGCTGCATTTTGTTTTCTACTTTCTTGAGCTGCTGCAATTAGCGTGTTAATCATAATCTCTTGTTTGCGGTTCATTTCTTCTAATTGCACAACGGTTTGTGTGGATGCAACAGAATCATTTGCGGCATTTGTTGATAGACCGATATTGTTAGGCAATGTTAAAACGCTACTAGGTGTGTAATTAGTAGTTCCAGTCCCTTGATATTGGTTGCTCAAAGGGCTACTTGATTGGTATGGATTAGGCATAACGGGATTTACAAGCCATGCACGCATTGCGGCTTCGTCCGTGTAATCGCCACTGTAGCCAGCATTTACCGCCTGTACTTCAAGTGATGGAGTTGCAGCCGCCTGCATTTCTGCTTGTATTTTAGCCGCATCAGCCATTGCCAACGCACTTATTGCATCTCTAGCTTTATTCGCGCTTTCTTCAATTTGCTTAAACGATGCAACAGTTGATTCGACTGATTCAGCATTTAAACCAAATTTTGTATTATTTGCTGTGTTGCTGAAATCAATAATCTTTTTGCCTGTATCTGTTGTTTTAAACATAACAAAATCATACTCACCATTCAATCCTTTTAATCCTCCTGTTAAGCCTATAACGCTTGTTTTTGCGTTATCTGTTGCAGTTGTTGGAAGTTCAACTGATTTCCATGAGTTATTTACGCGCTCAACTTCAGTTTCAAACGATTTAGCAACATCAAAGTTAATTTGTCTATTGAAGTCAGCCATCACGCCGTTAATGATTGATTCTTTTTGAGATGCGCTAAACTCAGCACTATCAACAATCAACCGAACACCAGCAGCTAAACCGTCTTTGCCATCAACACTTGAAATCAACTTATCAATAAACCCTGATTCTGCTCCACCATTAGCTGATTTATCAATAGTTAAAATCATACTCGCATAAGCGTCATATCGAAGCAAATTATCAGTAGTTGGATTTTGTTTAGCTGATAATGCGGCAATTTGCGCGTTTTCAATCAGATTTTTAAAAATAACTTCACTTTTTAAGCTTATACCTTTTGGAATTTCAATAGTGCTTGCTTCAATTGCATCTTTGATTAGCTGCAATTCATTTAGCTGCAACTCTTGAATATCTAATCCTTTTTCAAGTCCTGAAACTTCTTTGATGACTTGCTCAATTGCATTAACTCCTTCTTCACTAGACGCATAATAATTTTTCAAAGCGTTAATGTAAGTATCAGCATATCCAGTGATTCCGCTTAATGCTTGGCGTTTAATTTCAGCAGTTGCGCCAAATTGAGCAAGCTTCATTTGTTCGCTAAAATTTGACTGTGACGCTTTTAATTGGCTTTCAGGAGTTCCTAATTGCGTTGCGCGTAAATTCTTAACCCACGCATCAATCGAGCGGCTAAAGTCCATTAAATACTTTCCGCCTTCGCTTAGTTTTTTTAGTTCTTTTCCAGTATCTATTAATTGGTCAGTAAATGTTTTATATTCTGACGCGGTTATCATCACAACTTTTTTACCGACTTCTAAGGTCGAAACGTAATCCTTTCCGAATTTATCAATAAATGAATCCGTAGCTTTTAGAGCGTCTGTAATTTCATAAGTGTACTTTTCAGGATTTGCTTTAAGCATTGCATCTGTGACTGGGTTTAAATTAGCAAAGTCACGAACGTTTATTTTTAAATCTTTGTATTGTTCATCAATAATGCGATTACGCTCAATTGCTAACCATTGCTCTTCATTCATTGTTGTTTTCAAGTATTCATCTTGCAAAGATGATATATTTTTCATGGTTTTTTCAGTTTCTTTCAAATACTGAGTTGCATCAACTTGTTTTGCTGCCAATAATCCTAGCGTCTCGATTTCTGCATTGGCATCGTTAATCTGTGAAGTTAGAGTTTTTAAATCAACAGATGCACCACCTTTAGATGCAGCTGCTGCTTTAATGTTTTCTTTTTCTAATACGAATTCCGCCGCGCTTCTCCACGTTGGAATGGTTGATTTTGTCATTGCTTCAATTGTTGTTACGCCAGCTTTTGCAATAGTTTCAACTGTTGCCGATTCAAAATCTGTAACACCTAGAAGTTTCTGCCAATCGGATTTGTATTGTGTCCCTAATGAACCAAGATATTCTGTAAGCGATGTTGCAGGAGTTGGATTATTGTATGCTTCAACTGGTTCTTTTAATTTTCTTAGGTTATCTTGAGCTGCTGTTGTTTCTGCAATGGTTTTAGCACTCATTTCTGATAGTTGTAGCATTGCAGCTTTTACAGTTATCGTGTCAGTAATATCAACATTCAAGCCTAAATCTTTTAATGCTTGTTCGCCTTTTGTAAATCCTAATTGTGACTTTTGACCTTGATTTGTTGAAAATTCATAAACTTCATTCATGCCCTGGATAAAGTTTTTCAAACCGTCATCAGCTTTCGCGCTCGATTGAAAGATTTGTACCATCGTGTCAGAGAAATGAATCAAGCCTAAATTAGTTTCGCCTAAACTAAAGCCAAGTTTTGCATAAGCACCTTTTACACCAGCTACTTGAATTGCCAATCGAGACACAGTTTCCATCATGCCTTCGTTTAGTTTTTGATATTCACCAAATAAGATACCAAAAACATTTTTAGCGGCTCTATCTGCCCATGCGTTGATTTGGTCAGTTAAAACCTTATTTACGTCATCAACGCGCTTTCCATCTTTGAAAAAGTCAATTTTTAAAAACGGACGGCTTGCAACGTCTGTGAATTTGTACATTAAAACATCTAACACGTTTAAATTTTTAGCGATACTTAGCATTCCGCCCGTTAAATTATCACTTACACCTTGCAATGTACCCGCTATTTCATCACTAAGTTGCCCGTAGGTTTCGACTATTTTTTTTGTGTCGCTGAACCAACCTTTTGTTTTAAATTCATCTTTGCGCCATGTTTGAGCATCAACCGCAGTGGTCATTCCGTCCTGTAGCAATTTCCCTGAGTTGATGACAATGCCTTCGCCTAATTGCGTGATTTTTGTTTTTCCAATGCCTAATAATTTGCCTAATCCATAAGCTAAACCCGCAATCAACAAGCCACCTGCAATACCTAAAATTGCACCGCCCGATAATTGCGCCCCTAAAATTGAGGTTGCACCAGCCGAAAAACCTACACCACCTGCGACAGTTCCTGCTCCAACACCAGTTACCATGCCTAAACCAACACCTAATGCACCACCTCCAGTTACTGCGCCGATAGCCCCTCCTGCACCAATTAGAGCAGCGTTTGAACCAGTACTACCAATCGGACTTTGTGATTTAGCACCAGTAGCTTGACTTGGAATGCCGATGTTTTGAGTATTGGTGAAATTAACCGTTGCACGCGCCATTTGTTGCTGCAATTTGTACATATTGCGGTCAATACCTTTGAAATTATCAGCCATTGCTTTTAATTCTGGATATTCTTGCGAGTGAATGTCGTTAAGTGTATTTACGATATTTTCAACACTATTAGATGTTGCGTTGTTATCACCTAAAATTGTTCCTATGGATTTTGTAGCAGGTGTTGTATTGTCTACGGTTTTTCCACTACCGCTCGACATAGCAAAACCCAATCCACCCATCACAGCCGCCATTGCCGCAACTCCTGCAAACCCAGCAAAACCGCCTTGTGCAAACATATTTGCCGCACCTGCGGCAACATCGACAATCATTTTTTTCGCAGACATTGCCATTTCGACAACAGCAAGCCCCATTTCAATTCCATGAAAGGCTTTACGCGCAGCGGATTTTTCACTGAACATTTTAGCCGTTGCGCCTGCTATTGAACGTGCGCCGCTGATTTCTGCTTGGAATGATGCGCTTTCGTAGGCTTGCTTATCTTTGTAGTATTTTTCAGTTAATGCCGTTTTTTCTGCCTGTGTCGCACCTTCCATTTGCATTAACTTTGAATAATTCGCACCGTAATCCGCCCATTTCTTATCAATGGAATCAATACTTTTTTCAAACTCTGAAAACGCACTCGCCACTGAACTAATGCCACCTAAAATTCCATCAAACGCCATTTTTCCGCTGTTACTCACATCGTAAAATACAGCAGTTGTTTTAGCGAGTTCATCTTTGAAGGCTTTTTGTGCTTCTGTGGCTAAATCGATTTGTGTTTTAGCGTCTTTGTTTTGCCCTGTGTCATGCAAATAATCCACGCTGATTTTGTCTTGTTTGTTGGCGTATTCAGCTTGCGACATGAACGGTTTTTGAGCGCGTAACTCGTCAGTGGATTTCTCGAATTTACCACGGGCAGTTTGCTCAAAAACACGTTGACGCTCGCGCTCTGCCTCGGTTAGTTTTTCAATTCCGACAGTAGATTTCTCAAATTCAGCGGCGATTTTTTGCTCATTTAACAAAAAGGTTTCTGGCAATAATTTTCCTCGTAATTTTGCCAAATCCCGCATATCTGCAAGGTATTTTTGCAATGGGTCGTTGTCGTTTGCTTTATCGATTGCAGCTTGTTCTTTTTTTGCTGCACGTTGTGCATCCGTTAATCCTTTATGTGCTTTGGTGATTTTTTCTGCTTCGGCGGCATTTGTCCCTAATGATACGGCATGTTTTTCAGTCGCTTTGGTATGTGCTTCAATAACAGGAATATCGGCTTTTATTGGGTTGTTGGCGTAATAAATTTGTTCAGCTTGGCGTTGTTCGAGAACTTTTAAAATCGCTGTATTTTCTTGACCTGTTCTACCGCCGCTTACGAAGTCTTTAGCTTTTTCTTTAAAGCTATTCATCTTTTCACGTTGCATCGCAAGTTTTTGACTGGCTTCTTCAACGCTGTTTGATTTGCTCATGATGTCAACGCCTTTTTTCATTTCTTCGTTGCGTTGTGCCAATCCTAAACCAATACCTGCCCCCACCATCGTTGCGCCCATCACAAAAGGATTTGCCCGTGATGCCGCATTGAAGGCAATCATTGCTGTATTTGCCGCCCAAATCACACTGGTTACGGCAACAATGCCACCTACTGCACCACCAATCAAATGCAATTCACTGGCAACACTTTTTAAGTTTTCATATTGTTCTTTTGTGAGCTTATTCGATTTTGAAAACTCATCGCCCAAGCCTTCATAAATTGAAATCACACCTGTTGCTTCTTGAATCAAGCGCGTTAAACTGCCTGTCACGCCGCCACCGTTTGGTTCACCAATTTGCAAATAGGATTCGGTCATCACACCTTTCAAGGCATCCCATGCTTTGGCTAAACCCTGATTGAGAATATCCGCCATTTCTTGCGCCGTGCCGATTAGCTTTTTATAGGCGGTTTCATTTTCAAGAATTTTATCGACGTTTTTACCTAAAATAATTCCTGCATTAAAGGCATCTGTACCGAATAATTTAGTTGCATCCGTTGCACCGATATTGGCTTCTTTTAAATTTGATAAGACTTTTGTATAACCCAGCGTTTCAACACTTAGGTCTTTATAAGTCATTTTGTGTTTGTCTAAGCCGATAGTGTAATGACCTAAAATTTCGACGTTTTCTTTGGTGTCATTCACCAACGCAGTAAAAAGGGATTTGATGTTGTCACCAATGCTTCCCGCTTCAATGCCATTTTCTTTTAGAATCCCGATTGATGACGCAACCGCTTCAAGGCTTACACCATAAGCATTTGCTGTAGCGGATGCTTCACCCATTGCATGACCTACTTGCTTGACATTGATGGTGTAATCGGCGGCAACTTTAGTTAAAACATCATTGATATGACCTAAATCACCTAGTGCTAAACCCATGCCGTGCATGGTTGCAATGGCAATTTCTGCCGATTTTGCGAGTTCTAAATTACCCGCTGCGGCAAGTTGTAAAATTTGTGGCGTAGCTTTTAAAATTTCGTTTGTTTTTAAACCCGCAGATGCTAAAACGCCTTGTGCTTCGGCGGCTTGCTGTGCTGAAAATGCTGTCGTTGCACCTAAAACACGCGCTTGTTTTTCCATTGACCGCATTTGTGTTTCATTTGCCATTGTCAACGCTTTAAGCTGTAGCATTTTGGTTTCAAAAGATGACATTTCTTGCACGGCTTGACGAAACGAAATAGCCGCAATTGAAGTCGCTGCAATTTTTGCAACACTTGCTAACCCCGATAAAGATGCAGCCGCCGCCCGTGCCGCGCTTGACGTATTATTTAATTCGCGCTCAGTTTGTGTAACTGTGCTATTTAAGCGGTTTAAATTAGCTTGCGCCTGTGTTGCGCTTGAACTATCTACGTTAATGCGAATGCTATAATCTTCGGCTGCCATCTTATTTACCTTTTTTCTTTTGTGACTGTTTCGCTTGCACTGTTAAAAATGCTGCGTCGATTTGTGTTAATGCTCTAATTTCTAAAGCCGTAGGCTTGCGCCTTGTTAATCTTGCCCATGCGTCAATGTCGATATAAGTTATAGGATTCATTCCAAAACCATTGCTTGTACGACATCGATGCAATTCAATAAACCACTCCCAAATATGGCTAACCAAATCAGGGAATGGCAAAGATAAATACTCAGGTGGAACAAATGCTCCTTGTCTCTCTAAACTTTGAGCATCGTCGCGTAACGTCCCACCATGTTCATCTACAGCATTTAACTCAAATTCGCGCGTTGCATACTCAACCAGCTCGCGTATCAGTCTTTGCTGTAGTTTCCCAATTCATTTGACGCTTGCAACACTTGCATTCTAATGTGGACATTTCGCCCCATTAAACGAGTGGCGTTATCTTTGCTGTATGGTTCAGCTAAACCAGACCAACCAATAACACGAATTGCCGCGCTTTCGATGATATATTCATCATCCTCTTCTGCTGTGCGTACTTTTTCCTTTCCTGTTACGCTTTTTTGGGTTGCTTGCGTGCGAATTCGGTTTGCTTGTCTGTTTGTCCATTCTTGTACTTTTTCGCTTTCGCTGCCCAAAACTTGCAAAGTCACGCCTGTTTTAACGCCTTTTGTATTGAGTAATTCCAAATCGAATGGCGTATCGCTTGCCGCAGTTAAATCTAAGTCGTCAATGGATAATAATTTTGTTTCTGTTGCTTTTGTCATGGTATTTACCTGTCGTTAAATTAAAAAACCGCCACACTCAAAATTAATGTGACGGTTTCCATTGTAGCATAATCGACAGGATTTACACTACGCAGCCTGTGAATCTTGAATTTGAATTGTTGTCACTTCAAGACCTGTTCCAGTTACTTCATTTTTGATTGCAGTAAATGGCAACGTAATTTTTAAACCTGTTTGAACATCGTCACGGTCAGCACCGCTAAACTTAACGCGAGGTAACGTGAATGCAATAAAATCAGTGTTTTTTGCAGTCGTAGCCGCCAACGCTACAACAACGCTAACTTCGCTTTCATTAAAGAATGCGTCGCGCAATGTCACACTGTCAAAATGTGCGGTAATTGTACCAGTTACGTTAATTGTTCCACTAAACACGTCGGGGCGCGAAGCAGAACCAACAACGCCATCTGCTGCTGCAACATTACCGTTAATATCAAAGTCAATCGAAGTTATCGTTGCGTAAGTTGTGCCACCCACAGCCAAAACACCATTTGCACCAGAATTAATGCCTGTTGTTGTTGTTGTGTTAGTTGAAGTGATTTGTTGCGTTGTATTAGTTGTTAAATTCAAGCCAACAAGCGGGAAGTCAACTGTAGCCATTTCTTTTGCAGGGATTTTAACCTGGGCGTTTGTTGGCTTAACGTCTGTATAAAGCTCTGATTGTGCAATATCAGAATAGAATCGCTCAATCGAATAATAGTCGTTTGTGTGACCGATTGCAGGAACAAAAGTTGATTTTCCTGCGCTTGCCAATGTGCATGATGCAATCGCGCCTTCTGCAACCATTGCAGTAGTGCCTAACGGTTTAACAGTTAATACCGTTGCAGTGATACCAATAACAACAACATGGTTATTTAAGTTAGCCGCATTTACACTACCTGCGCTAATTTTAACAACGTGACCAACACGCACACCACCAGCGATAAAGTCACCAGTTCCGCGTGTGATGGTAAAGTTTGAGCCACTAGCGGCAATCGTCAAAGATAAACCAGTAATATCAGTGAATGCAGATGCCCACGCTTTACGAACCACAGACGAAAAGAAATCACTGTAAGTTTTCGCAGATAATTCTCCGCTTAACGTCCCATTGATTTGCTTTGTACCATGGCGCATATCCGCGACCTGTTGGTCAGGTCGAATTTCGTTGCTTTGGTAAGTTTCTTTTGCAAGATTTAACGCCGCAGTGGTACGTCGCAAATCTTGACCGCCTGCACCCGTTGCAGGAACACCTAAGCCTGTTTGTTTTTTGTAAATTGTTTTGGCAAAAATGCCTTGTGCGATTGTCATAATTTTTCTCGATTTAAAGTTTAAAAAATGTCAGCTTGCCAATAAATACTAATGGCAATTCGTATTCTATCACCATCGGTAATGAATTGTGATTTAGCGGGCGTTTTATGGATTAAAACATCGATACCGCTGTTTGTAATAGTTGTACCGCGCTTGAAATGAGTACACAGTAAATCAGCGCGTTGCGTTGCTGTCTTTGTTCCTACGTTAGACGGATAACAAAGCGTCACTTGAAATATGCCTTTTTCACGATAATGACCATCGCCAATAGAGGGGTTCAAAGTATCGGACGGCAAAAGATTAACCGCTTGATATGGTGTACCGCTAACTGGTGTAAATGGCACGCCCTCCCATGCTGTAGAAATGATAGGTGTGAGTGCATTAAGTTTTGATTCCAATGCGGTTTTGATTGCTGTGATACTCATTGCGCGAACCTGTCTATAGAAATTCTAACCATGCCGCTAGGTGCTTGTGTACTGTGGCCATATTCAAGTTTTTGAATGTATGGCAAGTTATTAGTTAAATAAACTTTGTGACCTGCTTCATTTGGTACAGTTGCAATCATTGCGCTTTCACTATCACTTTGCCAATTTTGCGTATTAGCAGGACTACTAATTGTGCATTGCCAGTTACCTTTAGCCCTACCAGTGTCAACAGGTGTCATTTTAATAACACTTGAAAAAACGCCAATAGTAACCGCGCGCACTTGCTCATTAACTCTTTGTTGTATTCGTGACGTGACATCATTAAAGCTCATTTTCTCACCTGCAATTCATAAATAGCCGCTTTTTCACCAGACCACGTTGTTTTAACCGCAAGTACATTATAAACCATCGAATCAACGGTAATTGTATCGCCTATTTGCGGTTCTGCTGCGTTTAATGCCGCAATACTAACCTTTCTATCTCCTGCTTGAATTGCGCCGCTTAAAAGCTCAATTCCATTAAAGTCTTTAACCAATGCCGCTACGGTTTGAGTAGTTGTTGAGCCACCAGATAATTCACCAGTAGTAGGGTCGTAAGTGCCTTCAGTTACGCGCGTTAAAGTGACTTGCTTACCGAATTTACCAATAAGTCTATCAGCGGTTGCCCTTGCTCTAATATCTAAGGTCATTTAGGCGCGTACAGTTTTAGCTTCAAAGCTATTTGTTGATTGTAGCAAAGTAGCCAACATAGCGTCGATTTGAGAATATCTTGTTTGAGCAGGTGAAAATTCACTATATTCAACCTCAATAACATCTACTTTCTCCCTGATTACAGTTTGACCAACATCAACCATCAACGCGCCATCATTCGCTTTTAATGCCAATTCAGCGCACGCATTTTTTACTTCATTAGGCACAACATCATCTGCCAATAAAAACGGATATGCACCAACAGCACCATAAACAAAAGGCTCTAAATAACAAAATGAACGTGGGAAATCTAACGGCTGCGTTGCGGTTTTACGATATCCTCGCCATTGCGTGCGATAACGTGCAACCATGTAATCAGTTGACTTGCGTAATAATTGCTCTTTAACTGCTGTAGTTAAAGCAGTCCAATTAGTATTACCGCGATTTGAATGATAAGTATCGGCATCTGTAACGCTAATGTAGCTTTCAGCTCCAGTAACGATACTGCCATCTTCTACAATTAGTGTCATACATAAATACCGAAAAAATGAGTTGATAATTTTGGCGCTTAGAAAAATACACTACCACTACGCGCTATGGCGCTAGTGTAGTGTATTTTTTTGCTAAAATCAAATTACAAAATCAAAATGTATTTTCTTTTAAAATCAATAGATTATAAAATACATTATAAAAATTGTGGTATACATACAGCAAAATGTATCGTATGTATTTATGTATTTTAAATATAAATCAATAACTTACAAAAAACTATACCGTTACATATACCGTGGTATTTATGGCGGTATAGTCAATAAAAAACCGCCTTTCGGCGGTTTCTTTTTTGTATTTCGGTTTTTTATCCGCAGGTTATGAGGGTGACTGTTAGATTTGTGACCGTCAATGTTTCGGTGGTTCCAAATGACATATTTCCCCAGATTCCAACATAAATGCCGTTTGTTAAATGCGTCCCTGCTGAGTTAGTCACTGGAGTTTGTATGCCTGAACCTGAACCAAATCCGCTCTGCTGAGATTGGTTCCCTATTAGGGATATACTTGTATTGGAATCTATCTTTAGAGTTATTTGCTGACTGTGTATTTGGTAAACTCCTTGATAGATGTTAACACCTGTGTTCGAGTTGTAGACAAGCGTTGAAGAGTTTGATGTGTTGCTACTACCGATATTCCAGTTTAGCGTTGTTGTGTACGATACACCAGATTTTATGACTACTGCTTGACAAAGCAGTTGGTCTCCCGCTTGAACTGCCCTTATAATTGGCGTTGCAAGTAATTTTGTCGATGAAGTCACATTTCCTGAGGCTGTGCCACCTCCGTTATGCACGACCACTTGCCCACCTACCGCTCTCCATCTTGTACCGTCGCTATACCACTCGCTGCCACCAACGCCAACGTCAGAAACAAAGAATATATCAATATAAGGACTAACATTTGTTGCACCAATTTCAGATAACGCAGCCCATGTTTTAACTTGTATTTTTGATGCTGAAAAACTTGATTGTCTTGGCATACTAACCTACCTTATGGAATTGCAATGTTCCAGTGCCAGTCGCGGTAATTGCGCCAATTTTTCGCAAGTCATCAACAAAAAGCGTTATAACATTATTCGCAAATAGAACATAACCGTTAGCGGTTGTCACACCTGTAGCAGTTTCATCAACGCGCAAATAACAATCAATTGTTGACCAAACATCGTAATAACCTAGTGCTAATGAACTAGACTGAGCAGCAGTTGGCGATATTGCAAACGATTCCTGCTTTTGGTTTTCGATGTAAATAGCATCATTCATCGTCTTTTACCGAATTAGAACGACGTGTTTTTGGTTCAACTGATACTTCAACTGATTCAACTGGTTTAGGTGTTGCAGTTGCTAAACCAGCTGCTAAACGTTCATTCGCATCGACTTTGTTTAATGTAATTGGTTCGCCTGTTTTTGAATCATAAACGGTTTTCATAATTTTACCTTTTTGATAGATACAAAAATGGCGTGACTATAAAGCCACGCCACTATTTTTATTCGTCTTTAGCAATCCACGCGCTAAAGTCAATTGATGGCGAAGTACCAGCAATTAACGTGTATAAACGCGCATAACGATAAGTCGTGCCATTGCGTTCGTTTCTGAACGGTAACACAAAACGACCGATTGAATCAGCCGCTCCATTTGGCGAAGTGGCTGTTGCGCCACCGATGTGTAATTGTGCAATAACGCGGATATTACCAGCAGTACCGAATGCAGCATCTGGTGAAAACTCAAGCATAAATTTATAGCTTTCATCGCCTGTTGTAACATCCAATGCGGTAACGTCAAAAACCACATAAGCATCGATAGTGCCGTTGCCTAAGTCAAGGATAGTAGAGCTTGTTTCAGTGCTTGTAATTGCCGCGCCATCAGCACGCAATAACAACGCATTATCATAAGTAAATTGTGAATATAAATTAGCCATGATTCCTCCTTACGCTACGATAGCTGAATTTGCGATAGAACCCAATCGAGTTACAGCGCGACCATTGAAAATTGCTAAGCCGTTGTACCATTCGATTCGAGTTCGGAAAACTGGAGCAGTTGGCAACTCACCTAAATCACGCACATCAATTGTACCGTTCTGTAAACCTGTTAAAGCATCAGCACCCATTGAAACGATGTAAATAGACGTGCCAGTAGCAGTACCACCCCACGCGCTTGATGTATAAGTTACTTCGTTAAAATCAAGAATTTTTGCGCCTGTGTTGTCCAAATCAACCGTAACAATTGGAATGCCATTGTATGACATGACTCGATTACCGAATGCGCCTAAATCCCAACTGATATAACCAGCAATTGATGTACTACGAGCTGCGGCTGCAAATTTACGCGCCATTGCTTTAGACATAATCAAATGCGTTGGATTCAACGTTTGGTCAATTGCTTCATCGAGTTTAGCCAATGACAACGCAGTACCGCCATCGGTTGTACCAGCCGCTATTTTTTGGTCACCAACAACACGCACTTGTAAGCCATCAAAATCACGCGGGTCGCTTTGATTATCACCTTTGATAAATTTCTTAGTCCACGCTAACGATAATGCACGGATTTTCATTTGTTCATGCGTGGTGCGTTGAGCCATACCCATTGTATCGACAATGAATTTGTCAACATCCAAATCACCACCAGCAATTACCAAAGATTCAGTAAGGGGATTTAATACACCAGTTGATGCGGTATAAGTTTCATTGACACCACGAAAGCCAACATTAGGCAATGATTCTTCGCGTGTGTATGACATCGCGTTGCCTGTGATATTTTCAAATGGTAAGTTTGTGAGAATTTCGCTTGAACCCGCATATAACTCGATAACGCCGCTTTTATAAGCGTTGCCTGTTTCAAGTTTTGCAGCTTCCAATAATGTTAAAGCCATGTTTTTACTCCATAGTTAAACTGATATTGCACCAGCCTAACTATGGACGATTAGCTTTTTAGCCTTGTTGGCTGCGTGCTGCGTTCATGCGTTCGACTGGTGACAACTTCATTAAGTCGTTTGTGTTTGGGGTCTTACTACCATCAGCACCACCGCCCCCGTTGGCAGGTGCTTGTACAAAATGTTTTCCTTCGTCACTAGCTGACCACTCAGTTACGAATGCTGATAATTCTTTATCTCCGATTACAGCCTTGCGACTTTCGCCATCAGCAATTACCTTTGCTTGTGTTGATAGCAAAGACTTAGCAGCAGGTAATAATTCTTTTTTAATTCCAGCTTTTACTAACGCATCAGTCAATCCATTGTCCAAAAGCAATTTACTTGTGAAACCTGATTCACTTTCTAATTGTTTTGTAACGGTTTCTAATTGTTTAGTTGTTTCTTTTGTTTGTTTTACTAACGTGTCGCGCTCGTTTTCGATTGCTTCAATGCGTTCATGTAACTTTTCAATGTCACCGACGTTTTCAAGGTTTTTTCGTGCAACCTTTAATTCTTTGAGTAATTCATCGCGCTTTTTAATTAGTGGCTGTGTTGCTTCTTCAACGGAATTCGCAACAGCTTCGTCTAGTTGCTCTTGTGTATATTTCATTTTAATCCTCTGGATTGTTTAGGCTCTGCCTATAAAGTTTAATGCCGCGTAACTTAATCACTGCTAGAACTCTGCAATTCTATTTTAAGCCGTGTTTGCAATCTTAGGCTTTTTACTAATTTAGGAATCTAACCAATGGCGTTGTTTAGATGCGCGGATTATCTATTAAAAAATAAATAAAAAAAAGTGTATACAATTAAAAAATAATGTGTATAATTAAATTACGGTTTAAATTTGAATCGCATTTAAGAGGATAAGAAAATGAGTATTAAAAAAGGCGACTTTGTAAAGATTAAAAATGATGCTGAAAATGCCAATTTATCAAATAATTGGCATTGCATATGAATTTTGCGGTACATTTGCAGCACTATCAAATTATGATACTGTGCCAATCAATGATTTAATTTTGTTCAATCCAAAAGAAGATTTAGACTAATGAAAGGACGTAAAAAGTTAGGTGATACCAGTGAGCGCGTAGTTCGAGCTCAAATCTGCTTAAAGCCGTCACAGTTGGAATGGTTAAAACAACAAGGCGGCATAAGCTCAACGATTAGTAAATTAGTTACGGAGATAATGAAGTGAGTGAAATTACAATAGATAAGATTTACAACATAAAATTAACCGAAAATGAATTGTTTATGCTGGCTTATTACATTCATAATAACAACGGTTATTGCGACAACGAAAAAATAAACAAATTTGTTAAAGAGTTAGCAAGCGACATTGATGTAGCTAGATGTAAAGTTTAAACCTAAGCCGCCCCACAAAGGCGGCTTTTTTATTTCTCAATTTTCTTTAATTGTTCAAGCGTGTATTGCTTTCCGCTATCATCAACGAATCTGTCAAGCGTTGTGCCATTCCTAAACATTTCACCGCGTGCTTTTCCTAAAACTTCATCTTGAAATTCTGGTGATTTTTTAGACAACCATGTTTGATAGGTTTCAGTTTCTGGAATTTGACCGTCAAGGCTGGAGCGTGTCCCTGCCGTTGGTTCTTTTAAACCTAATTCTTTCCATGACTTCAAAACCGCTGTAACTACTGAGCGACAATTATGTGTTATAATGTTGTTTGCAGTAAATACATTATCATCACAACCAAGATTATAAACATGACCAGAAAAACTTGTGAAACCAAGCTCAACAACGCTCTCAAAATGCTCAACAACGGGCTTAATGCGGTCGAAATCAGCAATAAACTCAATATCGGAACTTCTATTATTTACAGGCTCGCTAAACAGAACGGCATCAATACTAAGCGCATCAATATCAGTGATAGCATCGATGTTAATGCTGTTTTGGAGTTGTTCAATAAAGGCATTGGCGTTGGTGGCATCGCTAAACATTTCGGCGTATCTGATTCCGCTATCAAAACAGTTTTCAGAAAAAACGGCATCGCCACACGCAACCGTTCTGAGCAACAACAAGCCAGAATGGACAATACAAGCCCTGAGCAAATCAAATTGCTTACCAGTAAAGCTAACGCCGCAATGCGTGGTAGAGAAGTGCCGCATGATATGCTTGTTAAACAAGCGGCTGGTAGATTCAGAAATCAAAGTGCTTTGAGTTCGTATCTTGAAGAAACTTTTGACGTATTGATGCGCGATAAAGGGTATGAAGGAATCCGCCAATTTCAAATCGATAAGTACAACGCTGATTTCGTTTTCGGTAACGTCGTTGTGGAAATCTTCGGTGGTTGTTGGCACTGGACAGGCACACATCTTGCCCATTCTAAGGATAGAATTAAAACTATTCTCGATGCTGGATTCCATTTGATTATCGTTGCCGCTAGAAATGAAGGTGTTTCTTTTGAAACCGCACGCGAGGTTGTCACCCTTATTCAAGAATTTAGCTTGAATGAATCCTCTATCCGTCATTATCGGATGATTCGGAGTAACGGTGAGAATGTTATCACCAGAACTTCTAATGACGATGACTTGACCATTGAATGGGCGTTTAGAAATGTAAGAAACACTACCACTGGGCGTTACATGAGTGTCAGGTAGCACACATCTAAAATGCAATGGAGGGCGCGGATAAGCTGTAAGCGGATAAACTTGACCATCTTTAGCGCGGCATATCGGCGTGGTTCTCATATCCAATGTAGCTACAAATTGAACCGATTTAACCAAATCATCATTCGCCTTGTAAAACTCATCACGCGCGGCATTAGTTGAATGTGCAACAGCCGTTAATACTAATGCCTGCGTTTTGGTTCTATTCAAGTGCATAACGCCATCGCTATATTGCAATGCTTTCGTTCCAATTATGCGCCGTGTAATATCACTATAGCTTGTGCCTTCTATCAAGCCCATTCTAACCGCCGATTGAATTGAATTAAACGATTCGGTATCGAGTTTATCAATCCACTCTTTGAGCAATTTACCCTGAAAAGGCGTGTCTTCGATTGCTGCAAATAACGTCACAGGTGCAGCCATGACTAAATTTAACTCAATAGGAATAGCGTTTGTTATGGTTTTATGTTGCCATTCTTGTTCATAAACAGCCGCGTCTTTCATTTCCTGCAACAAGTCGCGCCCCATTAAGTCGTAGCCTTCATTTAAAACCGTGCGTATTGATTCTAGTTGTTTATCGACTTGCTTAATAGTTGTATTGCTATCAATATCAAGCGTTTTTAGCTTCAACACTAAATCTTTCTCAACCGTTCGCAATAAATCCATCACTTTTTTGGTTGTATTGGAGTAATACCGATTTAATAGTATTTCATGTGCAATGGTTTTATCGCGTAATAATTCATTGGATGTCATAAATTCCTCTTTGTTTTATTTTAATTATAGCACTGATTATGGTATAATTTGTTCATGGTGTGATGACCTAAAAAGAAAATTTAAACAAAGGCATTTCTTAGTATTCGGCGGGTTCAATTTTCTACCCATCATCACCCGAATTATAAGAATGCCTTTTTTTATTGAGTAAATTTTATGCAAGATTTAATTTTAAGAGATTCAAAAGGCGAATTGGTTGTAACTAGCTTAACAATTGCCGATGTTTTTGGAAGACCACACGATGCTGTTTTAAAAAGCATTGATAAAGTAAATAAGCAACTTGTTGATTTTGCTGGAGAAGTTAAAATTAACTTTTTGAAAGGAAAGTGCGCTAAAGGTATTTCAAACACTCGCACAGCGTATTTAAACGAGCGTCAATTCTTAATGGTGATGCCTTTTGTTGGCGGTGAAAAAGCATTGCAAGGGCAGATAAAGCTTGTTGATGAATTTATGCGTTTACGCGCAGCAACAAAAACACTTGAACAACAACGCCGCGAATTATTACTTGATGCTCCAGATGCGTGGGTAAAATTGTTTGATGAAACGTTTTACACGGCAATCATGCTTTTGCACAATGATACTTTTACGACAAATTCAAAAACGCCGATGTATTGCGCTAATATCACTTATCGCCACATTTACAGCGTTGTTTTGGGTCATGAATTGTTGCGCGAATTAAAAGACCGCAAACACAGTGAAAAATTGCACCAGTGGTTTAAAGATGGTGGACGTTTAGAGCTTGCAAAACAAATTGAACGAGTAACAATGATTGCGAGAATGTGTGTTAATCGCAGCGAATTTGAATCTAAATGCGCGATTATGTTTTACGGTAAGCCGCTTCAATTAACTGCTTTTAACTAACCCCGCCCACAGCCACGGACGGCTTTTATTGAGAGAATTATTTATGACAACAATTATTTATTTTATATTTGCGGTAATAGCTGGATGTTTAGTTATTGCAAAATCAGTTATATGGTTCATTGAACGCAAATGGGGCAAACACTACCGAGTTAAATTCAAAGACTACAATGGAAATCCAGCGGTAATTCACGTTTGGACTAAAGATGACTTATATGCCCTTATAATTCAAGAAACGCATAATTTATTAGCTAAAGACATTCAACAAGACTAACAAACTAAGCCCGTTGTTTAGACTGGCTTTTTTATTTCTACATTAAAACAGCACCATGAGTAAGATTTTTAAATCCTACTTTATTAGCTAACTTTCTATATGCTTTAACCATTTTTCTGTTTCTTGGCTTTTCACATACTGCAACAAAGTTTCTAAATAATGTGCGTCTTTGTTTTGAGTTCATAGAGTAATTCCCACTGGATTCATTGCAATCAATTCTTTTTCATCATCTACGGTTTTATCCGCCGCGATAATGTCATTCTGTTTCAGATTGTCAAATAACGTGTCAAACGATATTGCCCCAGCCTGCCAACTTTGTACCAACGCAGTTAAATCTTGAGCAGTCATTGTCGGTGGTACAAAATCACGGTTTAATTCAACACTAACATCACCAGCGATATTTGACCAATCACGCAACCATTCCAAAATGTGCGTTAATGAAATACTAATCGACTGCGATATTGAAGCCAACACGCTATTTTCACCAGCACGATGAATTGACGCTGTTTGAGCGGATTCAATTCCTTTGCTTTCAGGTGCTAACATTCTCGCTCCTAATGTTGCCATCATTGACTCTTTTTCGCGCATTGCTTCGCGTAATTCACCTAAACCTTGACCTGTGAATTCTAAAAATGATGCGCTTGCTTGCGGGTCAGGAAATACCCACGCTTTCGCACTACCAATAGATAATGATTGCCCCGATTCAAGTTGAACGCCACAAACAATAGGCGTAGGCAATCCTGTAAAGTGTCTACCATGCTCTAAATCAGCACTGGTGAGATAGTGCGACAAATTAACATCGACTAAATCCAATAATGGCGGTTTATCAACACGGGGCGAATTATCACGAACGCCGATAAACTCAAATGGTATGAATGTCATCGTGTTGCCGTTCATTAGCGGGTAAATATCATCGCCGACCTGTTTAATGTTTCCGTGCTTATCTTCTTCAAATACACGTTGGCGATACACTTCAACTAAATCAAGCACGCGATAACGCGTCACTGATTCTGATTCAAATTCATCTTTTGCAATATCAGCAGATTCTTTTAAAACAACCATCGACAACATTTGTATGTTATTAACGCGCTTAGTTTTCCAGTTGATAATTGATTCAGCATCATACTTTGTTGCGTATGGTCTTGCGCCTAACCGTGCCATTTCTGCCATTGTTGATGCGTTGGTAATTGGCGGATAATCTACCAACACACCGCAACGACCTACCGTTACAATGTCATCCGCTACCATTTCTGAGAATTGATGCAACGACAATCCACTCATTGAAATATCATCAATAATTGGCTGCATTGATGTTGGATATTCAACTTTAGGCGGCTTTAAAAACAGCATACCTGTCAATCCATCAAGCGTTCTACCAGTTGCGTTGTAATACAATGCGCGTTTCACATACGCTCGATATTCAGCATCGTTTTGACCGCTTAGTTTTGGCAGATACATTTCACCATGTTCATGGATTTCATGTTGACCAGCTACGGAGTGCTTGCATTTACGCCATAGCTTTTTGTTTTCGGTATATTCGTGATGCTCAGTATTTACAGGCATAATTTATGACCACGTTAATGATGGTAATGGTTCGTTATTGTAAAACGCTTGCCATGTTGCGTTCCATAACTCAATTGCATGAGCTGACTCATTTTTCCATTCTGCATTTGTTGAATTTAACAACGCAGCAGCCTCACCAATCGAATCTATGTTTTTCAAATCCAAAAACGCTTGAAAGTCTTGCTCTATTTGCGTTTCAGGACGAATCACAATAATCGGCGGATGAAAATTTAAGCCGTCATAAGCACTACCAAGCAACGATACGTCATAAGAATCAATCGTGATTAAATCGGGTGATTCGGGTAATTCTTCGGCTGTTTCCGTGATGCTTGCCACTATTCCATTTGTTAATTGTGCATAATACATTTTAATAAAACTCCGTTAGTTCCCATGATACTTTCAAGTTTTGCCCGCCACTAGCATCACATGACGCAGTAATTGTCGTTGAGTTTGTTAATGTAAGAGTAGCTCCAAAAAAATTCCCTGCACTGGTGGCTCCTAAGTGCCTCAGTTCTGTTTTGCTTGGATTAACAGGCGTTATCGTTATTGCAGAAGAACCAGGAAATATAAAGTTAGTTATCCCCCGCTGTATCGATTTAATACCAGTTTGAATTGTTAAATTCTGCCCCATAAATTACTCCTCAAAACCGTAAGCATTGACGCTAACACCTACCGCACTTACATAAGCCACGATATTTTTAGTCGCTATAGCAACTAAACCTGAAAACTCAATTGCTGAATTTCCTGCAAGCGAATAATCGTAAACACGCCATTCTGCGTTTGCAGGAGTTGTCGTTGCGGCTGCGTGTGCAAGTCTGATATTGATTGCCGCCGCAGTGCGATTTGCAAAACTAACGCTAAATACGCCTGTTAATCCCGTTGTAATTGTCCGCAGCGTCGTGTTTGTTGTTGCGGCTAAATCAGCCGAGGAATTGAAATATGCCATTTTTTACCCTCCCATTAAAAAAAGTGTTTTACTGCGTGAAAACTTCTCAGTATCGAGTTCATTTAATGCTGCTTGAACATTTGTTGCTGAAATTCCACCTACGGGCGTATTTGTTACGTTAGTTGCCGTTGTGTTAGCACCCGCCGCGCCTGTTGCACCTTGAATACCGCTTACACTGATATTCCAATCTGCAAACGTACCGCTACCACCAACTAATTCAACATTGAAAACGAGCGAGGTTGTCGAATAACTTGACACCGTCCCAGTCATGTAATTATTGCTGTTGGCTTGCGAGACAATCTTTAAAGTTTGTCCAGCCTGAAATTGCTTGCCGCTTTGCGTGGTAAATGTTTTTGAACCAGTACCAATTAAAACGCTTGTTGCGCTTGTTGCTGTAAGTGTTGCTGCGCTATTAGCTGCACTTGCTGCACTTGCAGCAGCAGATGCAGCGTCTGCACCTGTACCATTTGCCTCGGTTACAACGGTATTTGCAACCGCTATAACTTGCGCCATCATTGGAACAAGCCTTAATAATGAGCCGCCATTTCCCAAACCTGTACTTGGGTTATCATCATCTGTAACGGTTGAACCGTCACCACCAACAACTGTATCAAATGTTACACTTGCCATTAAACTATTTCCTCTAATTTGAGAGCTGTTTGAAACCGACCTACGAATGGATTGTCAATTGGACTTAATTCTGAAAAGTTACATAAAAAAGTTCGTGCGTAGAAATTCTTATCAACCGTCATGTTAATGTCGCCAATATATTCAGGTTTGCTATATGTGTAAAGTAATTCGCCACTTAAACCTACTTCACGCTGTGCATCGTAAAAACCGCTAAATGCCTCGGACTGCGACAATGACTTAAACACACACGACAATGTTCGCATTTTTGGCTTAACGTAAAAATACTTTGTGTTGTCAATCGAGCGTTGAATTTCTGTTAAATCAACGTACCCCTGAGAAATATCACCATATTCTGGATTGATACGCGGCTCTACTGTGCGACCTAAAAAGATGCGCCCGATTTCAAGGTAATTGTCACCATTGATTAGTGACCACGCACTGTGCGAACCAGTACCACTGTACATCGTAGCATTCAACACTAACGCGCCTGTGGCGCTATTGTATGATTTAATTTTACCACTGACAAATGTACTAATATCACTGGTTTTATAGATTGTGACTTCTTGACCTGCGATTAAGGTTAAACCAGTACCAATAGTAAATGACTTATCACCTAAACCAACCGTAACAGATGTTGTGCTAGTTGTTGCAGCGGTTGTTGTGTCATCAATAACAATCTTAACACTACGAATCATTTGATTGTCAGTCAGGTAATAAGTACACATTGAAGTGTAACTTTTGCGCTGCTCATCTTCAATTGTACCTGCCCACCAATTGCGTGATTCCCACGGTACAGCTTCACTCGCTAAACCATTTGCATAAATCGGGTGCAGGATTGTCCAAGCTCTAAAATTTGAGCCGCTATCAAAACGAACATCTCCGCCAAAGTCTAACTCACTGTAACCAATGAAACGCACTTTTGCCGATGTTGTGAAGTTATGATTGATAACTGACACAACGCCAATTGAACGCGACTCATAAGGAAAGTTTATTTTTAATTCAGACGTTCGTTTTCCGATGTCAGTACGAGCTACACGCTTGATGACTTTGTTCTGAATGTTGGTTAATGGTAAATTTGATTGCCACGTTGCTGTTCCAGTTTCGGAAATTGAGCATTCATCGCATCGATTGGGGTACGACAAACTGATGTTTGATGTCATCCTATTGTTTCCAAAATAATCAGCTTTTTCTTCGCGTCAATTGTAAAGCCGATAATGGTTAAAATTTTGCCGTTATCATACCCGATTTTGTCAGTTGTCACTAGCACACCATCACCTAAATCAATAGTAGGAATTTCATTTACTACCGCTGTTATATTAACCACATCAACACGCCCCTTTGACAAGCTTAACAAATCAGTTGCAACAGTTATGGCGTTTGATTCACTACGCAAACAACTCTCTATCTGAATTGCACCTGCTAATGGATGCCGTGTAATCACAGCCGTATCAGTGATAAATGCACTGCGATATTGATTAGATAAAACAGCCTTTCTATCAGTCGTTACACTGCCCGCTAATTCAGTTTCTTGTTGCGTGGTTTCGATTTTATCGTATTTAAACGTGATAGCAGAAACAGGCAAGCCATTAGTACCTAATCCAGTACCAACGCGCTCAAATGAGATATTTTCAGAATTTGTTAAATCAAAAACATGACTTGTTGCAAGTGCAATCTTTTTGGCGTAAACAACATTATTGAGAAAGTACCAATAAAATCCGCATGATTGCACTATTTGGTTAAGTAACGCTGTTGTGCTTGTTTCGCCTGTTACGAATAAACCAACTGTGCCAATTGCATTCAAATTGGTTTTACTTGTTGAATTAAGTGTTAGTGATTCTTCAACAAGTATCGTTTCAAACACATCACCAGCGTTTGTTGTGCTATCCGCGCAATCACCTGTAATTGTTCCAACTGGTGTACTTCCTAATTTCACATAACCAGCACAACGGTTGAATTGCCCTGCTGTAACAGCCGCCGTTTGAAAAGTCGCAAAGTTAGCCCATGTGTAAGTTGTGCCTAAAGTAATGCTTGCGCCTTTATCATAAACCGCGCTAACCGTTGCGGTTTCACGGTCTGAAAACTGATAAATCAAACGTGACGTATTAACCAAAACAGGCGTGGCGTTTAACACACTACCAAAAACACGCGGCTTTACATTGCCTTTAATATCACCTGCAACGCCTTCAACTCCTGCGGGCAGTGAGTTATTTCCTAAAAACTTATTATTGACGTGATTACGCGATAAAACTTCACTCATAGAACGCACTGTTAAATAAAACTTATCACCACGAAACGCCATGTTTTCGACTTTACCTCTTAAATAGTCAGTTTTTTGACCTGTTTCACCAATTAACGAAAGATTGATTGTGCCATTATCTAGCGCGTAATCAGCTAGATAATTCAAACCGCCATCAATGTTAATCAATTCAATTTCACCAATTGACGGGCTACTAAACACACCAAACGTGCCTCCGTCGTCAGGTGATACTTTAATCAATGCTGGTTGCGTCATGCGGTTTTCGTAATAATAACCATCGTTGTCGATATACGCGCCGTCGCTAAATCGAAGTGTAACACTTACATCACTACTATCTAACGCACCAATTGTTGCAATCCATGTTGACATTAAATACCTACTATCTGAGCAAATGACGGTCTGTTATTAACAACAGGATAGCGATAAGCAATGAAATAACCCGTTGCATCTGCCACATGGTCAAAACCGCCCTTCTTATCTGGCTCTCCGTTTTTAAATGATTTCAAATTTATTTCCTTTTTTTGAATTTTCTGACAATGTTAATAATTGTAGGTTATTTTCAACGTGCAATCCACAAACCAATTTGCCGTTTAAAGGAATTATATGGTCAACAGTCATATTTAATTCTGTGGCTAATTTATAAAATTCAGCTATCTTTTTTTTATCTGCCCAAGATGGCGTGGCTTGTGTTTTTGCGGCGCGGCGTTGGTTAGTGTAAAAGTTTTTTTGATGGCTGTGTGTTTTATTTCTTTCTCTATAGTATGCGTTTATTTTTTCTCTATTTTCTTCACGAAACTTTCTGCATCTTGCAATAATGACATCTTTGTTTTTTAATCTGTATTTTTCGTTTATTTGTTTGTTTTTTTCGGGATTGCGCCTTTTCCATTCAGTTTTGTATTTGTTGCATCTTGATGGATTTAATTTTCTTCTTTTTTCTTCATAAACTCGCAAAGATTCTTTGTTATTCAAACGCCATTTTTTTGTGGCTATTTTGCTGCATTCTACACAATAATCTGTTTTAATTAAAAATTCGCTTAAATGACCATTTTTGCATGGCATTCCTGTGAAGTATCTCTTTAAGCCTTGCGACTTTGCATTTTCTTTGCTTATGATTTGCATTTTTGACAATCCTTTTATCAGTTGGATTATGTTATCGAAAAGTTATGTGCCAACGGGTGATAAATCCGCGTTCGACCGCTAAGTCTAGGCACAAAGTAATTATATCAAATTCCGATTATTGTTGCAAATGAAGGAGTTGACTTAATAATTGGATATTCATAATCAATAAAATAACGAATTGCCGTACCAATATGTTGATAATCACTATCAGCCTCAAGGAATGTTGAGCCTTCTTTTAGCTGTCCAGTTGCTAATGATTTGTGAGCATAAACAGCCTTATTCGGATTAACAAACAAAAAGCATTCACCGTTAGCGTTTCTTATTTTTGCCCTTACTGAATTTTGACCGTCTTTAATTGAGCGGGTCGATGGTTTTACACGTCTTGAATATGTCCAGCCATTTTCGCGCAAAGTTCGCTCTATTTCAGTGTAGTCCGATTCATGCCCATGTTTTTCCCCTGCTTTTCCAGCAGGGTCGCCATAAACTAAAACGTGTTTGTTTTTATGATTTTTGAATTTTTCAACAAATTCCATTGCTGACTGTTTAGCAACCGCGCTAATTAAAATTATTTCATCAAGTACAAGAATTTTATTGCCGCGAATAACAGCAACGCCGCTTGATAATGGCGTAAAGTTAAAGTCATGAAACCAACACAACTGCTCATGCTCTTTTATGGTTTCGTCGGTGTAATTGTCGGCGCAATACTCTTCGTAAATTCTGCCGCTTGCTGTTTCAAAACTTGCTTCAAATTCTTGTTTAAATTGCTTTTCGCTCATTACTCGGCGTGCTGATTCGATTACATCTTTTGGTAAAATCTCACTGCTTTTCCAGTGAAACAATGCCCAGTCAGGGTCGCCGCTATTTTTGGCATATTCTGCCATTTCGTAATAATGATTCAATCCATCAGGAACACCAAGCAACCAACACCACGCGCGATAATCAGGGCGTAAAGGGTGGACTGTATTTAATGCGGGCAAGATGTTTTCTGCCCACGCATTCGCTTTAATATCCGCAATTTCATCAATACCGCCGCCTGTCCATGCAATACCCTCAATACGTTCAGGCTTATCTAATCCGATTAGATGTATTTCGGTTTCGTTTGGTAGCGTGATAATTAAATCTGTTTCACTAGGTCGTTTATCGTGAGTACATGAAAACGTGAGTGCCTTCATATCTTGCCAATAAATCTTTTTTACTTGGCTGTATGTTGGCGCGGCAATAAAGTATTTTTCGCCGTCGTTTAGAATTGCTTGCTTTGCTAAAAAGCGTTTGAACCGTTCAGTTTTTCCGCTACGTCTACCAGCGGGAACAACAGGAAATCTAACGCCGTTATCAATTGCTTTAATCAATGCCAATTGAACGGGGTGGTCAATTAGTTTGTACCACCGATTATGCTGATTTTCTAGCTGTGTTTGCTGTCTTGTTTTCATTAGTCGGGCAATTTATTGACTAAATCCTTTAAAACATCTGTCATGCTTGTTTCTTTTATTTCTACACGCTCAATAAACATACCGCCTGATTTTGCTAGTATCTCGCTAGCCTTTAATCTATCTGTCATTTTTTCGGAATCTTCACGCATTACACTTGACCAAAACTCTTTAATTTCATTCGCGCTTGCAATGCGTTTGTTTTCAATTGGATTTGCCAATTCTGCGATATATTCTTGAATGTCTAGTTTAGACAAGTTTTCAGAACCTATCTGCTTTGCGTTTTCTTCACTGTAACCAGCCAAAAGAGCTGATTTTGTTGCATTGCCATTAGCTGCGTAATGCTCGCAAAAAGCCTTCTGTTTTGGTGTCAATGCCACAAATCAACCCTTGCTGACAAAAATAGCACCTGCAAGCATCGTAACAGCCGCTTGTTGGTCTGGTGTTAGGTCTAAGCCAAAGAACGCACCAGCAACAGCAAATAATGCCCCCCATGTGCTAGGCTCGCGTAATCGTGCAATTAAATAATTCATTTAACTTAATCCTAATTTATTGCCGATAACAATTGCTGCACACGTTGCAATAGCCCATCCAATGCGTTCAATCATTCCAATGCTTTGTTTTTGGTTTTCAAAATTACTTCTAAGCTCAAGCAATCTATCTGATAATTCTTTGTTTTGTTTTCTTAATTCTTCAATCATTGTATTCAAGCGTTCAATATCTTTTGATTGCGTCAATACTTGCTGTTCAAGTTTAATCATTGTTCGCATTTCGTCGCTTAAGTCATCAACTTTTGCCTCAATTCTTACCAGTGACGTAGCAATGTTTGCGAATGTATCGAGCTTGTTACATTCTGACTTTTTAGCCAAGTCAAATTCAGCCATGAGCAAATACTCCAAGTTCCATTTGTTTTGCCAATTCAGTTGCTCGACCGTGAACCTGTGTTGCCCATTTGCTTTTAAGCATTGCATCGGCGGCTAATTTATAGTCACCTGCTTTAATCATTGCCAGCGTGTTTTTGAATTGCATTAAGCCACCAATACCAAGATTAAAGCACATGTTGATTAAAACCGCCTGTCTAACTTCATCGAGTGATTCAAACCATGTGATTGATTCAACTAAATCTGTGTGGCATTTATCAACCATACGCATTAACAACCATTCTGCCACGTTCTGTTCAATGCCTTCTTTTCTAAATTTAACCAATTCGTAATTAGTCAATTTAAGTGGGTTAGCATCCATGTTGTAGCCATAGCCGATTGTGTCACATCCAGCAGTGCATTTATAAACGCGACTGCGGAATCCTTCGTGCTTTTTGAGTTGTTGAATAAGTTGGTTGTTCATAAAAATAACCATTATTAAAAATTTAAGTTAGCGCGATTATAACCACAATCGCGCTAGGTGTCACATTTTTAGTTAATGAGCTCGAACTTAGCAAGGAAATCTTCTAGCGTGCGGGTGTATTCTTTGGGCTCTTGTTCTTTTTCTTGCAACCAATAAGTAACTAAAACTAAATTCTTTACCCATTCACCGCTATTTACTTTTACTTCGCCTTCCAAAGTTTTAATGCGCTTAATAATGTAATGATTTTTGTTTTTAGCGCATAACCAAACCTGCCCAACCTCAACGCGAGGTTCTGGTGGGGTGGGTTTAAAGTTAACCGCTAAAACATCTTTGCATCTCACAGATACGTTTTTTTCATTACGATAATCAATAAATACTGTTGCACTTACAGCATCTGGTGCATCGTCCCAATTAGGCTGCCATTGCTGCGCTTTAAGCTTCAAGCATTCTTCTTTAAGCGAAACAAAGCTACCTGCAACAGATTCATAATCCGCTTTGTAATCAGTCACAGAACCGTCTAACCCGTAAACCTTTCCTTCGTTGTTGTAGTGTGCAAAGTTTTTGGTTTTAGCCCATTCATGGTACGTTTCTATTCGTGTAGATGATTCATTTTGAGAGTTATCATAAAAGCGTAATAACTCCCTAGCTTGTTCATCACTAAGCCCGACAGGGACTTCTTTTACTTCAGGTTGTGCAAGGGTTTGGGTTTTAGCCCATTCTTTGTAAATCTCATGAATACACTCTTTGTCACTAGCATTATAAGCTCGTTGAAATTCTACTAACGGCTCATCACTAAGCCAGACAACCATTGGTTTGATTGGGTTTTGCTCGAACCATTCATCAATCAAGCAAAGAACTTCAACGATGCTAGTTTCGTCATCTTTTCTGTTGCTAATCACATATTCTTTTAATTTTATAATTTGTTCTTTTTTCATAAAATAAACTCCAATAAAAAACCGTTAAATAAAACCGCGACCAGACGGAATAATTTAACGGTTAAAAATTAGATTTTTAAAACTTATAACTCTGGTCGAAGTCAGTTTTAAAAATCCACAATCAAATTATACCATAATCAACCCAAAATAGTACCTAAAAATTCTATTCGGGGTCTCAGGGGTG